CAGCATAAAATGTACGGGGTACAGCATGGGCTTACAATACGCAGTCGACGATCTCACCGATCTCGACGAATCAGTTCAATCTCTTTACGAACAGGACGGTGATCGATATATCTTGAGAGTCGAAGGCATCCCGCAACCGGAGGATACCAGCGGACTCAAAAGCAAAGTCCAACAGCTAATGGACGAAGCGAAAGATGCGAAGCGACGTGCGAAAGAATTAGAGTCGCAGAAACAGCAGCAAGAGATGGAGACCGCTCAGGAAAAGGGCGAGTTCAAGAATCTCTGGGAACAGGCTCAGGCGAAGCTCGCCGAGAAAGACGCAGAGCTGCAAGAGTTCACGACAAAGATCCAACAGAAAGACATAAGTATCGCTGCACGCGGTATCGGCTCGCAACTTGCGAAGTCAGACGCCAAACGGGCGGAGGTATTGGCCGACTATGCTTCACGGTATGCTCGGCACGACGGCGAGAAGGTTCAGTTTTTAGTGGGCGGGATGGAAGTAGACTCATCCGCACTTATGGATCATCTAGCGAAAGAATTTCCGTTTTTGGTTGACGGCTCATCGGCTACCGGGGGTGGCGCGACGAGTTCTGCAAGTAGCGGGGCTACGAAATCACTTAATCGAGCCGACTTTGATAAATTGGCGGCATCCAAAAAGATGCAGTTCGTTAAAGACGGCGGCATCATCTCTGACTAAATAGGTATTTAAATCATGGCTAACACTTTAACCAATCTCACTCCAGATCTCTACGAAGCGCTTGATACCGTTTCGCGTGAACTGGTCGGCATGATCCCAGCGGTAACACTCGATGCGAATGCAGAGCGTGCGGCCAAAGGCCAGACAATCCGTAGCGCAGTTGCTCCAAGCTCCGCTGCTGCTGATATTACTCCAGCGCAGAAAGCTCCAGACACTGGCGACCAGATAATCACAAACAAGACTCTGAGCATCTCAAAGTCTCGTGGCGTGGCAATCCGCTACAACGGCGAAGAGCAGCGCGGTCTGAACACTGGCCCGGGCTATAGCAGCATCCTCCAGAACCAATTCGCTCAAGCGATGCGCACTCTGACAAACGAAGTTGAGGCTGATCTCACTGCTCTTTACTCTCAGGCGTCTAACGCATACGGAACTCCCGGCACTACTCCATTCGGTACTGCTGGCGATTTCAGCGACGCTTCATTCGCTCTCAAGCTGCTAAAAGACAACGGTGCGCCGTTGACTGGTAACCAGCTCGTTGTAAGCTCTGCCGCTGGCGCTTCTATGCTCGGTCTGCAAAGCCGCATCGACGTACAGGGCAACGATTCTATGCTACGTCAGGGCGTTATGCTCTCGACTGCTGGTATGGACATCCGCGAGTCTGCGCAGATCAATGCTCACACTAAGGGCACTGGCGCGAACTACGTCACAGACGGCGCTGCATCTGAGGGCGATACTGTTATCTCTCTCAAGACTGGTACTGGCACTATCTTGGCGGGTGATACAATCACTTTCGCTGGTGACGCGAACAAGTACGTCGTGACTTCAGCTCTCGCTGCTGGTGACGTGACTATCGCAGCTCCCGGTCTGAAGGCAGACTTAGCGGGCGACGTAGCGGTAACAGTCGGCAACGGCTACGCTGCGAACATGGCGTTTAACCGCGACGCGATTGTTCTCGTAACACGCGCTCCGGCTCGTCCAGTTGAAGGCGATCTCGCTGAAGACGTTATGCTTATGACTGATCCGCGTTCAGGCATCACTTTCGAAGTGTCTATGTACAAAGAGTACCGTCAGGTTCACTTTGAAGTAGCACTCGCTTGGGGCGTCAGCGCTATCAAGCCAGAGCATATGGGTATTCTGCTCGGCTAAAAGTGATCGCGGGGCGTCTTCGGGCGCTCCGCATCATTCACGGAGAGGACTATGCACGCACTACCAACAGTAAAGATCGACCGGGATGGGCAAGCAGTTACCATCAACGAGTCTGATTTTGATCCCAAGACAATGACGCTATTCGGTGAAAAGCCAGCGGCAAAGCCGAAGGCAGCGCCGAAGAAGACTCGCAAGCCCAAAGCGGAGAGCTAAATGGCTACTATCATCGTCGAAGACGGCTCAATCGTCGCCAACGCGAACAGCTACGTCACTACTGCCGAGTTCACTCAGTATTGCGCAGATCGTAATATCACGATCTCTGGCACTTACGGTGACGAGTCGCAATTGCTTATCTTGGCGATGGACTATTTCGAGCAACAGCCGTTTCGCGGCATTAAGTTTATCGAGACCCAGCCGCTCCAGTATCCGCGTTCGGATTTATGGATCGATGGCTATCTCACAGATTCCGACCAGATACCGCAACTGGTCAAAGATGCGCAGATTACGATCGCCATCTCTATCATGGCGGGCAACGACCCGCTCTCAACAGTAGATCGAGCGGTGAAGCGCGAGAAGGTCGACGTAATCGAAATCGAGTATATGGACAACGCATCATTCTCGACAGTTATTCGAAGCATCGGCAACGCAATGCGCAAGCTGGTCACGTCTAGCACTGGTGGCAATAACATCCGAACTATCCGGGGTTAATATGGGAATAAACTATAACTCGCTCCAATCTACAGCGACTCGATTGCTGAAAGACAACGGGCAAGTTGTGCAGTTCGCATATAAGACCGGGGAAATCATCGATCCGGCTACCGGGCAGGTCACAACTCCAGCTACCAACAACACAATCGACGCATTCGCGGTCGTTCGTCGTTATGACAACGAAGAAGTGAATGGCTCGACGGTTCTCGCTTCCGATCTGCTGCTGATAATTAACAATATCGCAACTGAGCCGGACGTGGCGTGGACTGTCACGGTCGATTCTAAGATCTGGCGAGTTATGAGTGTCAGAACTCTAAGCCCGGCAGGAACTAATATTGTCTACTATGTGCAGATCAGAATATGAGCGCAGCAGAGAAGGACATTAATACCGCATTATCGGTACGTCTGGCAGAATTCCAGACAGCCGGAGAGCCGCCAATCGCTTACGAGAACGCGGCATTCACGCCAGTTGACGGCGTACTGTATCTGCTAGAGACATTTATCCCGAACATCAAAGACCAGCTCGGACTCGGCCATTCAAGCGCCGATGACTATGAGGGGTTTTATCAGATCACGGTGAATGACTCACGCAGCAATCGAAGGTTCACAGCGCAGGAACAGGCACGGCTGCTGATGCTGCACTTTCCGCGTGGCGCTGAATATACTTTTAACAGCGTAAAAGTTAAAATCACCAGCGCAAGAGTTTCGCAGGGTATCACCAAAGAGGGCTGGTACTCAGTCCCGGTAACGATCGAATGGCGGGCCATAGTGTGAGCTGGGAATCTGACTGGAAGAAGATCGAAAAAAAGATCGACCGGACTCTCGATCAGGGAATCCGAGCGACTCTTTTCGAAGTAAGCACGGCAATAATTAAGGACACTCCGGCAGACACCGGGCGTGCTCGTGGTAATTGGCAAGCATCCATCGGTCGCGGGGCGACTGGGGAAGTTTCCGTAGTTGATAGAAGATCGGGCGAAGCCAAAGCAATCGCAGATGTCGACCAAACAGTGCGCGTGGCAGTGGGCGATCTTTACTATCTAACAAACAACCTTCCGTATATTGAACGTCTGGAGTATGGCTGGTCTAAGCAAGCTCCCGGGGGAATGGTTCGGAAGAATCTGCAAAATTTTAACCGTTTGCTGGTTAAGAATATCAAAGCAGCAAGCAAATAAGAGGCAATTAACATGGCAATTCAAACATCTGCGGGCACTACTCTGGGCGTAGTCTCAGGTCTTCCCGCCACATACGACGCAGCAGGATTCGGCGCTCTCACATTCGCTACAGTTGGCGAGATTACTGAGATCCCAGCATTCGGCTCAGTTTACAACTTAATCACTCACTCGCCTCTCGGTGAGCGTCGCGTGGTTAAGCGTAAAGGTTCGGTAAACGACGGAACTCTTACTCTCTCATTCGCTGCTGACGCTGCGGATACTGGTCAAGTTGCTGCGAAAGCTGCTGCTGCGACCGACACAGAGGTATCAGTTGCAATCACTTACCCAGACGGCGAAATCGATTACTTCACTGGCTTGATCATGAGCTACCAAGTAAACGCTGGCGGCGTCGACAGCATCAAGTCAGACAGCATCGTACTAGAGCTGACAAATGCACCAGTAAACGTAGCAGCTTAATAAAACACACATTCGGGGCGTGACTTATGGATTTAGCGAACATTGACTTACAGGCAGCAGCGGAAGAGGGAGTTGAAGTTAAACTCCAGCATCCGGCTAATGGCGAATATCTAGTGGACGATGAGGGCGAGCATTTGACGATTGTCATTCTCGGCAAAGATTCGCAGACGTGGCAGAACGCCGCAAAGCGAGTTAATACCCGGAATGCCAATCGCTACAAAGATCGAAAGATTCCGAACGCAGTTCTCGAAGCGGCGCTCTATGAGATATTGGCAGAAAGCACGCTCAAGTGGAGCAAGAATATCGAGTTCGAAGGTGCGGCACTAAAATGCACGAAAGAGAACGCGAATATGCTTTACGAAAAGCGCAACTGGATCGCCGAGCAGTTAATGGAAGCGGCAGGGGATCGAGCCAGTTATTTTTTGAAATAACGGGGCTGCTGAGCAAATACGTTCAGCAGTGGGCTTGGCTCTCGACCCGGGCTAAAGATAAAGACCGATCACGCATCGATATGATCGACAGTAATGAAATAGCCGGACGGTTCCCAGACGTGGAGCCGTTCGGCTATATCATAGAAATACTCAGCAGAATTGGAGTCGCATTAAATAGCGGCAACGGGGTTCATGGGCTGACGTGGCAAGAGATCGATGCCTTTGTGGCGAGAACGCAATTGCATCTCACAGGATGGGAAGCCGAGACCATAAAAAGGCTATCCGCTCTCTATGCCAGCAGTGTGCTAAAATACGACAATCAGGACGTTCAATCGCCCTACCGCACCGAAGAAGAACAGAACGACATCGCCAAAGGCATGAAGTCGGTTCTACGCGGACTCGTTATTAAGGACAAGCATGGATCTAGCAACGATACAGATCAAAGTCGACACTCGACAAGTCAAAGCGGCTAACGAAGACATCAAGCAGCTCGGCACGACCGGGCAGATGACGAGCAAGAAGGTAAACGCCGCAAACGACGACATGGCGAAAAGCGCCAAGAGTACAACGTCGGCATTCAAACTGCTGGGCGGCGCTATGGCTGCGCTCGGCGTCGGCGCACTGGTTACCAACTTCGCCAGGACGGTCACAGAGTCGGAGAGATTAAAAGGCTCTCTCAAGACGATGACCGGAAGCACCGAAGACGCAGCGTTCGCATTCTCAGAACTCGAAAGATTCGCAGCTCAGACCCCATTTACTCTCGATCAGTCGGTCGAAGGCTTTATCAAGCTCAAAGCGCTGGGATTAGACCCGTCAGAACGCGCTCTGCGGTCATATGGCAACACGTCAGCCGCAATGGGCAAAGACATGATGCAAATGGTCGAAGCAGTTGCGGATGCCGCTACGGGCGAATTTGAGCGTCTGAAGGAGTTCGGCATCAAAGCGTCGAAGCAGGGAGAAGACGTATCTCTTACGTTTCAGGGCGTAACGACAACAATCGGTAACAGCTCGGCAGAGATTCAGGAA